TGATGTTGTGCGCCCTCCCCGACATCTCTATCGGTTCTTGCCAACACCTTGTGGAACCATCTTCTTCTCTGATGGGGTTCTCTAGCCTCTACCAGCTCGTATACTTGGTAGGAGAAGGTTCGCCAAAACCGCTAGATTGCCCTCTAACCCATCAGCCATTCGATCATAGTTCCCTCAATTTCACCCCTTGACGCTCAAGGAATGTTGGTGGAAAGTCCTTCCAACAACATAGTAGACTCTCGCCTCGGCACCGCAATACCAGTAGAGGGAGTAGCACCAGTGACAAGGATAATGAAAACTCCTTGACAGTCTCGTTCTATAGTGTCAATATCAAGTGTAGGATTTGTATAATTTATGTCAAACCGTTTCCTCCTTGATGGCAGATTCATAGAATAAGAAAATTCATGCCACACCGGATGTGTTACAGCGTTAGCCTGTCCAAATGCGATTGCTTCCAGTTCTGCATAAGTTCTGGTTGCTTCCATAACATAACTACACACTTCAGTGTTGTTCACGAAGGCGATAGTCACGTTCCCGGGGGCAGTCATTCCGACTGATGGGATGTATCTGACCGACGACGACTTGAATAAAAACTCATTGTAAAGTCGAGCAATCGATTGGAGTGGGGCAAAGGCAGTCGCAAGCCCAAGTGATGAACCGCCGATGAGCGGAACAACACGGACAGCGACACCATCGCTATTGGTGCTAAGACTATTAATAAGCTCAGTTCCATGTACAGTGGTGTTATTCGACACTCTTCCTGATACTTTAATGCGAGGCGGATTCCGTCTACGTTGTGTTAGGAAATTCTCAGCAGCTTTCCCTGAGTCTGAGTTACGTTTACGAACCATTTTTGATTATATGATGCAAGTTGTTGATAAATTGGCGTTTATCGCCGCCCCAGATGCCATCATCAAAATATTTTTCTAGCTGTAATTGTGCATCAGGATGTATACCCGTCTGTTTCCAGAAAGAGAACCGTCCAGTTGCATCTGGCTCGGTATAGTTGATCTGTGCGTTTTTGCTTAGTGTTCTATAACAGTTAAACATCGCATCCCTACCGTTATAGTTTCCTTTGTCTCCGAACCTTTGTAGCATTCGGTAAAAGGCTCCCATAACTGGCACATCAGCGCAAAATGACAATCCACATGCAGACACGTCAGCCAGCCAAGCTCGATATTGTGTTATATCGTGTCCCAAACTGACAGCTGTTACATCTTTCAATAGACATGTCTTAACATTTCTTATCATTCGGAATATGCCATTGCATTCTATTGGTTTGCATTGACAAAATTCTATATGTTCAAATTCAAACACAGGCGATTCTGTTACTATCTTGAAACCGAAGTCTAGGAAGTACGACTTTAGGTCATTCAGCTTGGGCAGATCATCTTTTTCCAAAAACATCAGGCAATCATCACCATTATTGACAAATTCAATTTTAGTTCGTTTGGTGTCGATATATGCTTTCGCCATTAAACACATCAAAAATTTGTTGCCCAGTGAAGTGTTCATGTCTCCAGACATTCTAGACCCGACTTTATAATACGAAAAATGGCCGTCAGAAGCCCGAGCAAACCCTCGGTTAGTTAGTTGCCATTTTAGTAGGTCTTTCAATTGTGTGTTTTTCCCAAACAAATCTAAATAGAATGAGTGCTCGAACTTCAGAGCTTGTTCTGACACATGCTGGTCAAACCGACTGGCGTCGAGCCCGACACAGACAGGAGTCGAAAATTTACTCCAATGTTCTCGCAATATCCGAGCTTGCTCAAAAGCATTGTATTTGCTCATAATGGTGGGCGATTTGAAAAGCTTATCAATCGCATCGTATACTTTATGCTCTAATGGTAGCAGGTATTTGCCAAGTTCCACGTTATATCTTGGATTTCGCGGTTGTATCACACGTGGAGCAGGGTCACTTTTCAAGGCTAAGTTAACCTTCTCTGCTTTAATGAACGTACTCATGTACGAATCGCGGGGTCGGACTGATTTGAATCTCAGCCCGTCTGCAGCCTGTTGATATATAGTACGTCTTCGTCCCTTGTAGTACTCGACAAAAGTTTGTCTAGTCACTGGGGATTGGCGTCCTAAATCACGGACCATAGATCGCTTGTACGATTCGCACCTGTCTACAAACACATCAGGTGCCGTGGGTTGTACACACGGTGTGCATTTTCTGTCTGTAAACATAACTCTCTCACCAACCCCGCGACACAGGTTGGCAATTGAGTTGTTATGGGTCACCACCACATCATCGCAAATGTACCGACCCATAGTTAGGTATTTGCGACGTTTCAGGATCCCAGCCTTATGAGGAGTGACGTTTGGATAGACAGCTGGAACTGTGTCTATCCCCTCCCCACAGTCAGGGCCCCATCAATGACAACTTTCATCACGCCCCAGGAGTGAGGCGACGATGTTGTTGTTATTGACAGTTTCGGTATGTTTAATGGCTAATTTCGACAGCTCATAAGCCATAGGCACAAACACCATCTCAGTTGCAAAGTCGAGGTTCTCGACAATGTGGCGAGCAACGAGACCGTGTTGTACACATTCGTCAAAAAGGAACTTTCTGACGCACATGTAATTTGCTTCTGATCTTTTGAGCAACCCGAATTTAGCTTTCCCGACTTTAACCAAATAAGCGCGAAAGGGGGCCTTGCACCTCTTTCTCAACTTACGCCTCTTGGGCGTAGTCGAGTCTAAGACGTCCACTGCTCCGATAGCTTCATCAGTAAGATCATCGATTCCGACCAAAGTTTCTTCCTCGACTCTCTTAATGACATCAGCCACCTGGTTTTCGGTCTGTTTGATTATAGTGTTTGCTTGTATCTTATGCCTGTTAAGATGCTTCCATAAACATACTCCCACTTTAATAGCACTAGCGGCTATGAACACAGCTTGCGTCGGTGGTGAGACG